CGCTAGTGCCAACATCCTCGAAAGGGGCTGGAAACACTAATTGCGTACGAAGCTGTCGATCCCACCTTGGTGGGGTTTCGATCAGCTATTGCTGATCGGTCCTTTGTACCTAACCTCAAGGAGTCCACATGCTTCCCATTGACCGTCTAGTGTTTAACAGTTTCTTCGAAGTTTACGAAGAAGCAGCTTCAAAAGAGCTGTACGTTGGCATTAATTTTGCCGAATACGTCTGTACACCGGATGATCTGCGGGCTCTGTACGTGTTCCTGAAAGGCAGGTATGAGCCGGAGTAAAATGCAAAACCAGGTAACCCAGACTGACACCTTGTACAAACGAATGTACGGTGTCGTCTCCACGGATGGCGACTTTCGGTCGCCTAATCCACATTCATATAGGTGCTTTGTCCTGACCGGACGGGCGCCGACGATGAATGCGTGGTACGGTTATACAGGTTCGATTGAGTCGTCGCCCTCGGGTGGCGGCTCTCCGAGTCCTGGTCTGGTCCCTTACGAGCTCAGCGTCGTTGGTTCCGAGACCCAAGTACACTCTGCTGACCTGGCCGCTTTACGCGACCGGGTCCTCGAGAAAATGTACGAAAGGTTACGGGGCAACTCTGAGATCATCGTCGACTTGGCCGAAGGTGCACAAACCATACGCATGCTGCGTAGTGCACTGAAGCTTAAGAAGACGATGGCGGACTTTGTCGTGAAGTCCCTGAAGGGTCGTAGACAATCCATTTCCGAGCTCTCCGGGAAATGGCTTGAGTACCGATATGGCTGGATGCCACTCGTATACTCTATCTACGATGCAGCTGACACTTTGGGTCGTCGGATACGCAACAAGGAGATCATACTCCATGAACGCGCATCTGAAAAGCGTGATGATAGTTTCAGTTATTCAGCGGGTTCGACTGTTGATTCCAGAGTTTCGTACTCATGGGATTGGCAGCACTCGACTCGCATGGAACTGGGCTATCGCTTTGACCCGATTGACCCTACTTTGCAAGCTTTAGCCAACTGGACCAGTTTAAACCCGCTTTCGATTGCTTGGGAATTAACACCCCTAAGTTTCGTTGCGGACTGGTTCGTTAATGTTGGTGACCAGCTGCGGGCCTGGGAGAATCATACGATCTTTGACACCTCCTTTCGAGGGGGTTATGAGACTGTGTCAGTTCGAGAGGTTCGTTCTGGACTGCTAGCGAAAGGCGGTCAGAGACCGCCGGAGTACAACTCGGAAGGGGGCTTGGTTCCCAAGTTCTACGGTTCGAGTGAAGACTACGGCGGTCGCTCCACTTTTGTGAAGTTCGACAGGACGTTCGTCCCGATGTTGCCGCGCCCCTGTGGTCTGCGCGTAAAATTTGACCTTAACGCCAAGCGATTCGTCGACGCTGCCGCTCTAACAAGCAAGCAGTGGAGTCGATTATTTTGAACCCACTTAACAGAAAGGCTAACCATGCCCGTAATCGCCAACATCGTGATCAACGATGGTGCGACCACCCCGGTTGCACATACATTCACCCCCATCGGTAAGGATTCCAACAACGTGCACTGGTTCGAGCAGATTTTGCCGCTGCCTGCCACGGCCGTCGCTGCAAAGCGAATTGGCTATAAGCAGACCCGCGGTGTGCTCGACAAGAACGGCTCACTGACGTCCTCGACGAAAGTGTCCTACACGTTGCATGTCCCGACCCCCCAGACTTTGGGGACGAATGACATGGGTTTCCCACCTCCGCCGACCCTTGCCTACCGTGAGATGTTCCGAGCCGAATTCGAGCTCGCCGAACGTAGCACGAAGCAAGAACGCAAGGATACTCGTGCCTTGGGCATGAACCTCCTTGCCTCGGCCATGGCTGTCTCGAACGTTGACGACCTCCAACCCAGTTTCTAAGCTGGAAGGACTAATCAATGACGAGGACACCAAGCCGCCCGTACCTAACGGGATCGACCCTTCAACAAGCGGTCGATAGTATCGTCGGAAACGCAGCATCGAAGGATGCTGTCACAGCAGATGCATTTGCGATGGCCTATTGGCGCGAGCGCTACCTCTCTAAACACGAGGAAGGCGCAGACGTTGAGAAGCTGTCGCATCAATGCGTCACTACCTTCAAGGAGGTAGAATCCGAGAACTTTGAGACGAATAAACGTTTGTATTCGCTTTCCCTTTCAGGGCCTGCGCTTTTTTGCCTCTCCGAGGCACGCATGGAAATTAAGCGACTACTAGGGCGTTTCCGACTCGATGAGTTCTGGGATAGCTGCGACTGGGGACCAGGCGCCACAGCCACACTCGTGGCTGAAGACGCGACCCTGGATAAAAAGATCCTTGAATCGCAGTTGTCTGTTTCGAGACGAGCCCTACCCTGGGCTCGTGCCGCGCTAGAGTGGGATTCCCACTGGTTCGCAGCACGCACTGGTACGTTCCCCGAGGGGCCGTATTCGGTACTTGCTAGCAACTTCTTCGTGCGGGAGCACGAACGCTTTACCACTGTCCCAAAAGACAAGAGTAAGCGGCGCGCCATCTCCATCCAAAATACCATGAACCTTTTCCTCCAAAAGGGGTTGGGCAAAATGGTAAGGAGACGCTTGAAACGTGTCGGAGTCGACCTGGATGATCAGTCCAGGAATCAGTGGTTGGCGAGCATCGCTTACAAATGCGGGCTTTCCACGATCGATCTAGCTCATGCTAGTGACTCCGTGTGCTATGAGTTGGTCAGGTTCCTCCTCCCGGAGGAATGGTTCGACGTTTTCTGCCAATTCAGGCAGGGGACCGTCGCCATTGGTGAGGATGTTCACGTCCTTAATCGCTTCAGTGCGATGGGAAACGGGTACACATTCGAACTAGAGTCGTTGATTTTCTGGGGGCTGATTACCTCCGTGATGAAGCGATTTGACCTGATCGGTATCCATGCTGTTTACGGCGATGATCTCATCGTCGAGAACAACGTCAGCTCGGCGGTTATTTCATTGCTCCACGAAGTGGGCTTCACGGTGAACGTCGACAAGACTTTCACCGAGGGCTTCTTCTATGAGAGCTGTGGGAAACACTACTTTGCTGGCCATGATGTCACGCCTCCGTACCAAAAGGAGGAGGTCCGTTGCCTTCCTAGCCTTATCCGCTGCGCTAATCGTTTGTTTAGATTTGCGTGTCGTGTGGGGTCAGGGGCATTTCCGGATCTACGTGTACATCAAGTATGGACCTTGGTCGTCAACACCGCCCTCGCCGCCAACGACGCGATAAACGCGTCCAGGTGGTCGAGATGGGCTGATGGGGGATGTCGAGGGCGCGAACCTGCGCCCTCACCGTTTCCTTTCATACCACATTGGTTAGGTGATGACTTCGGCCTTCTTTGGCCGGAGCCGTTCCAAGCGAGAAACGGATTCGTAAACTTTGATCGGCTGACGTTCGAGCCCATAAGGCAAACAACGGACGGCTTCTCATTGTACGCGAATCTGCTTCGCAAGGGAGGGTGTACCGAGACCGCCTCGTATGGTCGGGTAGACTTACGAGGACGCACACTAATCGGACGTGGCAGGGGGAAGACCCCTGCCGCCTCTCCGACTGTCGATTGGCCAGGTGACTGGCCTTTAAAGTCCCTTGATAGGGCCAGCTCA